CGTCCATCTAATAAAGAAGGTACAGTATAATGTCGTTTTGGTCTGGAGTAGTACAGGGTGTCAAGGATATTGATGTCCTTAAAGAGAAAGAGGCTTTGGCTGATGAGCGCCAGGGTGTCCGTGATGAAGAGACTGTGCGGTACAACGCAGATATAGCCAGACAAGATCGGATGGATGCGCTTAAAGCTACGCAGTACGCAACAGCAGAAGCTCGCCTAGATGCTAGTGATGCCTATACACTAGAACAGGACAAGCTTAACAGGGCTGAAAGAGAAGCTGCGGCGGCAGAGAGCGCTCGCCGAGCTGACCTTGCCTTTGACTGGGGTCAAAAGGTCTTCTGGATTGGAGAAGATCGGACAGATGAGTCCATCGCGTTAGACATGAAGAAGTGGGACTACGGGGTGGCCCGTGATGATGCCCAGGACGCAATAGCAGCTATAGACAGAGAGACTGACCAAGAGCAGTACGACTTTCAAGTAGAACGGCTAGCTCAACTGGACGTAATCAATGCAGCTGCTGTAAATGAGAATGGTCGTAGGTACGGAATAGCTCAAGAGCGTTTAGAGTTACTGGACATACGCGAAGCTGCTCGTATTGCTAAAGACGACGACCGGTACGCTGTAGCTCAGTCCCGTATTGAGAGACTAGATGCTCAAGAGCTTGCTAGGTATAATACTAAGGAGAAGCAGGATGCTGAAGCACTGTCAGTGAAACGAGGCCTAGCCATTATTGAGCTTGGTGGTAGTGCTTTTGGTTCTGCCCTCACAGGTGGTGGTGGTGATGTCAACGCTGGTGTCGTTATACCAGCTGGTGGTATGGAATCTGCGGTTATAGGTATGAAGGCTGAGCTAGAAGCTGCAGGTGGTATGGCTAACCTAGACGACACCAGTAAGGAGTGGTTTAAGACTGTCCTGGCTAACCCTCAAGCAGCAGCTGGTATCTTGGCCTTTGCTCACGCTCAACGTGAGGAGGGGAACGACCTGTCTATCACTGAGCTTCCTAGGATTATCCAACTTGCTGGGACTATGGGAGCAGTTGGTGAAGAGGCCTACCTAGACTTTAAGGAGAGCTTCGTAGCTGGTAACGTTGATATGAAAGACCCCGATCAGTTCTTGGCGGGTATGCAAGCCTTGATGCAGTTTAAGCCAGCCCAAGTTGTATGGGGTCAGGTTCAAGCTGTAGATAGCCCAGCTACTAAGAAGTTGGACTTTGAGACGTGGAGGACTAACACCGCTACGATAGCTAGAGTCGCTCTTATGAACATGGAAGATGGCACTGAGAAGGACGATCTTCTAAAGACCCTAGCGAACGCTGCCAAGACAGGGTCTGAGCACGAGCTTACACGAGGAGAGGCCTTTGTCTCACTCTGGGAGAAGTATGGTCTGCAGGCTGCTAACGACCTAGGTCTCGATAAGACTAACCCGTATATGCGTCCGTACTTCGCGATCATAAGTAACGAGTCTCCTGAAGGGGCCTTTACGAGCCCTACAGCTCCAGAGGTACCCGTGGTACCTGAAACATCAGGTACACCTCCTGTAGGGGCTCCTGTTGAGCCTCAGGCTACACCAACCTCTGCTCCTCCCTCCTTTGACACAGAGGAAGAGGCTAGAGCTTATATAGACGCTATGACCCCTGAAGCTTTTGAAGCTTTGGCTCAGGTTCCGTTTATTGTAGTCGCTGGCGCGAAGAGACCTAACAATAGATATGTGGGCAACCCTGATGTCCCCACTGAGGATCCTGTTGGGCTCGGTGGAGAAGAGCCAGAAGTAATGCCTGATACTCCAGTGGCTATTGAAGACCTAAGCCCTGACGACCTTGCCGAGCTTGAAGCTGGTGTAGAAGAGGTCATCTCTGCTATCGTAGGAAGTGCGCACCCCCGTGATATCGAAGGCCTAGTCAGAGCTCTAAACGCTAAGTTTACTACTGACATAGTCGGAGTAGCTATGAGTATGGCTATGGGCTCTAATCAATAATAATAATAATAACAATAGTAAACGGAGAAAGACATGGGTCTCTTTGACGCCACATTCGAACCGGTAAACGTCTCCAAAAGCAGGGACTCCTTAGGTGAAGAGGAGGACTTGATAGGGGACGCTATCGAATCAGCAACTCCTGTGCAACCTACTGTTCAGCCTGCTCCAACCCCAGAACCTGTAAGTAGATTCTCTAGCTTTGGTCCTGCGGAACCTATGGAAGAGCCTACAAGTAGATTCTCTAGCTTTGGTCCTGCGGAACCTATGGAAGAGCCTACAAGTAACTTCTCTAGCTTTGGTCCTGCGGAAGACGAAACAGCTTCACAGTATCCCGATTACTACGAGGGCTACGCTCGTATGGGTGAGCAGATGAGGGCTGATGCTCTTGGGAAGCAGGAAGCTGAAGCTGCGACAGAAGCAGAAAGAGTTGAGTACGTTCACGCTATGCTCCCGGAGGACGTTAAGCCTGGGTCATACTCTCCAGATGACTTCTACACTGATGATAAACTCTATGACGCTATCCTGCCTTACATGCGGGACCGTATTGGTTCTGTTCAAGTAGACCAGATGGAACGTGGAGATGTGATTGAGAAGTTCCTTAACAGTCGGCGTGGCGTGGCTATGTCGGGTAACTCCATACGTGTGCTCAACGAGATGGATTACTTAAACGATATTGAAGACGATGCTGAGAAGCTAGAGAATGCTGGTCGTGCCTATGTCATGTACGAGAGCATGGCTGGTATTACATCTGATGAGTACAGCTGGGGTGAGCTAGGCGCTTCATCTCTGGATGTCCTGAGGGGTATTGTCCTTGACCCAGTCACCTACGTGACTATGGGCCTAGGTAAGGTTGCAGCAGGTGCTACAGTTAAGGCCGGTACCCGTGTCCTAGAGACAACCATTGCGAGTAAGGTACAAGCACAGTTAGCTCAAGGTATTGCAGCTGAGGCTGTGAAGAAGAACTCTCAGGCTCTTGTACGTGAGGCTCTCCAGACTACAGCTACTCAACAAGCTGGTGACTTAGCGGCATTTACTGCACGTAATGCGACGACTATCGGTCAACGTTTCCAGACAAAGGCTGCTTGGGCTGAGATTGGAGCAACTGTAGCTGCTGATGCTGTAGTAGGTAGTGGAGTTGAGCTCCTTTACCAAAGCCAACTAGTTAAGACTGGTGTTCAAGATGAAGTTAATCGTAACTCGGTTGCCTTAGTTGCTATTGCATCCTTCGGGATGGGGTTGGCTTCCGGTGCTGTTGTAGCTTCACGAGGCTTCAGTGGGACGGCTATGCCTAGCCAAACCGTTGGGACAGGCTCCGGTAAGGAAGCTGCCAATGCTCTACGTAAGTCTATCGGTTCTTACTTCGAGGACTTGACACAAGAAGTCGATGTGGGAACCTCGTGGGCGTCTAAGGTTGCCTCCGGTAGTGAACTTAACGTCAGAGACACTGACTTCTTTATTGACTTACTAAAAGGGGTGTCTTCAAAGACGGACTCTGGTGAGGAAACTGTTCATCTGCCAGGTCTTATTCAGACTATGCAAGAGCAAGGGTTCTACTTCACTCGGCGTACTGAAGATGATACGATATCTAACTTCATCTCTGACTTCATTATAGATGAGCTTGATGCTGATGACGTAGCTGGGCTTGTTACAACCTTCGAGAAGGCCTCAGGGACTAAACTAACTGGTTTTGTAGATGAGGCTGGTGAGGCTATCACGGGTACTCCTACTCCTGAGCAGTTCGCTAATGCCTTTGCTTCAAAGATTAACGCACAGGCTCGTGGTCTTAACTCTGTAAGCCAAGCCTCTAAGAGACTAGGTATCGACCTAGCAGACATGGACGTAGAAAAGTACCTAGAAGTAGCTATCGGTCAACGTCTTATCGGTAAGACACGGGGCGATGCTGTTGGTGAATACTTTACTAACGCCGTGACTAGCACTATCGCAGCTAACCAGAACCGCTATATCCGTACACTCGTCTCACACCTTAGTACATCTAAACTAAACGTACTGGGTTGGGGTGTCTCGTCAGGTATGGGCTCTGCTGCTGACGTCATCAGAGCTACAGGCCTCCTAGGTTTAGGTCAAGTGCAGGAGCTAATTAACATGGGGGCTAAGGGGGCCTCAAATAAGCGGGTGGGTCGAGCCATAATGGCGGCTAACGCTAACCGTATTAACCTACTACTTGACCCTGACACGCAGGCTGCTGCGTTTATGTCAGCCCTTGAGCGTAATGCTGGTGGGCTGGAGCGTATGGGCCGTACCTTGACTGGGGGTATCGATGAGTCCCTCCGTACAGTAGGTGACCTTGTAGATACAACTGCACTAGGTAGAGGAGTCGATAACTACATTGATGCTGCTCAATCAGCTACAATGGTGCGAGCTCAGGATACATTCACGAAGTCACAAGAGTACGGATACCAGATGGACAAGGGTCTCCGTATCCTAACAGGTAAGTCTTGGAATGACTTCTACACCTCACCTGATGCTGGACGTATCATGGCTACTAAGGATTACCGTGAGCTGGAGGAGTCTGTTGTAGGTAAGGTTATGCAACATACCTTCTCTGAGTCGTACAAGGGTAGGAGTCCCCTAGGTGAGATGGCTGGTGTCATTGAGGACGCACGTAACATCCCAGGTGTTGGTATGATGGTACCCTTTGGTCGCTTCTTTAACAACACTGTTGCATTCACTGCTCGTCATACGCCTGGCCTCGGTAACGCACTGAAGGCTACAGGTAAGTTCGAGAACTCAACACACGGTGAACTTGCGTCTAGCGCCCTTGTCGCTGGTGGTCTCGTCGGGTCCTACTTGATGATTGCGCAAGACCAACGGAAGCAGGGCCTCGGTATGTACGAGGTTATAGACGAGGCAACAGGTGAAGTTCGTACAAGAGAGTACGACTACCCTTTATCTCTCTTCATGGCTGTTGGTCACGCCCTATCTTACAAAGCTGACAGACAGGATATCCCACCTGAAGTGATGGAAAGACTATTCACTGACTTCGGTGTCGCAGGTCTAACACGAGGTTTGTCTAAGACGGCTGACGGAACAGCAGAAGCAGTTAAGCTCTTAGTTGCAGGTAAGTTTGAGGAGGCTTTCGAAGGCGGTGGTGAAGTCGGAGGTGCCATTGTAGCTCAGTACATAGCAGGTATGACTCGTCCTCTCCAGGTCCTTGATACAATCGTTGGTATTGGCGCTGGTAGCGACATGCGTCCACAGAACGTGAAAGATGGGAACCTGTTTATTGGTAGGGCACTAGCCTACGTAGACAATACCGTCCAGCTGTTTACTGGTGAACCTTTCAATGATCCTCGTGTAGGGGCTTTGACAGGTGAGGCTGATGTAGACTCAGGTGCGCAAGTGGGGACACGGACCGTACGCCTCACTAACGCCTTGCGCTTAATGAACATGCTGGACTTAGATACGTGGGATGAGGACGCCAGTTTTAAGGCTATGCAGATGGCAGCTGAAGCTGGTAACGAGTATAACCGTATGTTCTTCGATATCATCGAGGAGGTAGCTACTCAAGCCTTTAATGATAAAGTGTTCATACAGATGCCTGTGGAAGACCAGAGGGCCCTCTGGAAGGAAACCGTTACTAGCCTCCGTGAGGAAGCCCGTATGCGCTTGTCCTACAACTACACAGGTGAACAGTCTACCTTTGCAGACCAGCTCCAGTTGACAGACAAGTACACCCGTCCTGTACTACAGAGTACAATGGAAGAACTAGGTGTAGGCCCAACCCTAGGGGACCTTGACGATACCGAGATGTTCTACCTAAAGCAACACCTAGATAACGTTAAGACCATTGAGAACTATGAAAGAGGTGGTCAGAGGGCTTGGAGTAGGTAACCCTTTAAACGAAGAAAAGCCCCCTCCCTGGAGTTAACCAAAGAGGGGGCGAGTTGTAGTTAGCTTAGTCACTTATTATATCGAAGCAGTAGTTCAACGTACCTATATGCTTCTTCTACGAGTTCTTCTGCTCGCTGTCCTCTACCTGAAACTAGTAACCCAGATAGGACTGAGGCTGCTAGTAGTTCCCTTGGAGCGGGGAGACTCTCTTGTTGGGAAACGATATCAGGTAGTATTTCTTTAGGCTTCTCTTTAATGAAGTCCTTAGCCTCTTGTTCCAGTGATGGGATGGGAGGCTTCTTACGTTTAGGGGGCATCTTAGACAAGACCGAAGACGCTAGCACCTACGATAAGGATAACAACCCCGATTACGATGTATTTCATATTACCTTTAAAGTCAAAGTTCATAGTCACTACTCCTGTATGCTACGTTACTAGGAGGAGTATACCATAAGCGTACCCCTCCTGTCAAGCACTATTTAAGAGTAGGTGTTAATGACTTCATCAACAAGACCATGTTTCAAGCACTCGTCTGGTGTCAACCATTCATCTGTAGCATGTAGGAGGTGCTTACGGATGTACTTAACGGACTTCTTAGTGAACTTCTTGTAGTGGTTCTCCATTCGGATGCCAGCCATATCGAACTCTTTGAACTTAGCGTGAAGCTCGTGCTCCTTACCTTGTGATCCCCAGCTGTACTGGTGTGACATCACTGAGGTATTATGTGTCACCATGCGTCGCTTACCTGCCATGATGGTAAGGACACCACAGGAAGCAACTAGTCCGTGACCGATGGTGTTGACTGGTACCTCTGACATCATCATAGCATCGATAAGGTGGAAAGCTGAGTGTACTGAACCTCCTGGGCTATTGATGACTAGTGTAATGTTGTCTGGGCGTAACTCCTCTGGCATGAGATTGTACTCATAGATTTGAGCTACCAGTGGCATGATCTTCTCTTGATCGAACTTATCAGTAAGGAACAAGATACCAGCTTCACGGATGTAAGTCCCTGGGGCTTGTACCTGAGGTGGCGCTGAGACATCCCCCTCAGCCCCTTTCTTCTTGTTCTTCTTAGACTTCTTGCTGCCATTGATAATAGAGTTAAACATTTAGTATCCTTACACTTTGGAATTGATTTGGGTTTCGAACTCTTTCAGACGCTTATACACTGAGAGTAGCTCAATGACAGTAGACCATGACTTAAAGATGTACATCATAGAACCTTCTACTCGACCGAAGGCACGTAGGATTTGTTGCATAACCCCCAGTGTAATAGCACCACTTACGATAGCTGGTGCAAGGATTACATAACCTACTAGTACATTAGCTTGAAGACATGCAAGACGGGCTACGTTAAACACTGCGTACCTTGCATAGTTAGTATAGTGTATTTTACGCACAGTGTCAAACACTTCGTTGAGTGTCTTAGGGCGTACGCTTCCATCATCTTCAGCAATGACTAGAACCTTACGGTAAGCTGCCTCACGAGCTTGGATATCGTACTCGATGTTGACTAGACGTAGTACGTAACCTACTACTAGCAGCACGACTGTAATGCCAGTTGACCAGATGATAGCTGACACTACTAGACCGTACTGCCACTCACCGAAGAAGGTGACTGTGATACCAGCTGAGAGACCCATAAGGATTGGGAAGAAGGCTACGAGAACCATTACACTCTCGACAAGGGATACACCTAGGCCTTCCATGATACGCGAGAACTTTACGGTGTCTTCCTGGACACGTTGTGAAGCTCCTTCGATACCTTGTGCCTTGTGGAATAGGTCGTGGTAGGTGGATACCATAGAGGTGCGCCAGCGGAACAACCAGTGCTGTGTAAAGAAGCTCACAGAGAGGGCTACAGCGATGTAGATAGCTGCTACCTTACCAAAGGTCGCTAACTGCCCGTAGTACTCTCCTAGGGTCACTACACGGTCTCCTGAGAGGGCTTCCCCAATCATGTCGTAGAAGGAACCGAACCACTCGTTAATCTTTACATCTAATTGGACTTGGTACCAGAGGGACGCCAAGATAATGGCTGACCCCCCGTAGGCCCATAGGACCCACTCTCTTGTTTTGAAGAAGTTAAGCATTGGTTATCCCCCCACTGTTGCATAACGGTACTCGTAGACTGCTTTAGCCCAAGGCACCTCTGTTGCTCGCATACGTTCAATCTGATACCCATCGTCGATGACTATAAACTTATTAGTTGTTGTTTGAACTAACAGGTCATGACCGAATGAGACGGGTACTCCTACACTCACGAGGTAGCTTGCCATATCGACGTAGGCTCTACCGAACATCTGAGTGATCTCAAGGATGGTTACATTAGTGGGGACAAGAGTTAGGTAAGGTGCGTGGTACCACAACTCCCCGTCTACTATAACCCTGTCGGAACCTAACGCCGCGAAGGCACAGGATGACACGCAGGTTCTTCCAACAGGGATGATGACAACTGACCCTTCTTTCTTTATCATATTACCAAGACGAAGACCTGCGTAGTACTCCCCTCCGTTACCTGATAGAGTAACAGATAGAACATCATTGTTTCGCATGTACCGGTACACCTCCGTAACTTGGTAGTTTGTAGTGCTACCAGATACGGCTAGGCTCTTAGTTGTCTCGTCGTATACCACAAGAGCTGCTGCTGGTGATATTGCAGATAGGGTTAGTCCTACTGCTAATGCTAGTGTCTTAATCATTTGTGAATCTCCTTCAGTGTTTCGTTAGCCCACTGTAGGTACTGTTCAGCTTTCGCCATGTCCTCGGTGGGGTTGCCTTTATAGAAGGCACGGTGGTTGTACTTCATTACGTTACCACGACAGTAAGCAATGAAGCCTTCTTTACCAAGTACTTGCTTGATGTAGTCGATACACTCGATACCAGCTTGGTTATAGTGGTAGGGTTTATCGATGTTATTGTACTGGTCTGGGATACTGCACTCACTGCAGATACCGTCATTGTCCAGTAGGTAGTCACACTCGTCACAGTAATGCATTATATCTTCTCCGCGTAAAAGGCTCGTACCCACATGGCACAGATGTCTGATCGAACGATGTCGTCTAAGTTGAACTCAATGACAGGAACTGGTATCTTGTGTTTCTTAGCTACGTTGGTGATAGTAATCAAACCTGAGTCACCTTTTAGGTCTGTCTGCTGTACGTCCCCGTTGAGAACGATTGTAGTGTCCTCTCCTACCCGTGTGAGTAGCATCTTAAGCTCTGCTGTTGTTACGTTCTGAGCTTCGTCACAGATGATGAAGGCATCGTCAAAGGAACGTCCCCGCATCAAAGCTAAAGGTGCAATCTCAATGTTACCTGACTTGAGTGCAATCTCTACAGTAGCTTTACCTAGGTGCTTAATCAGGATATCGAGGACAGGTAAGGCCCAAGGTGCTACCTTGTCGAGGAGTTCCCCTGGGAGGATACCGATGTCCTTGCCAACAGAAACCATAGGACGTGTAATAACAATCTTCTCAATCTGCTTAGTCAGGTACATGTCAGAAGCTAGTGTAGCTGTGACGTAGGTCTTACCGGTACCAGCTGGGCCGAATACAATGACTTGGGATGACTCAGTGATAGCCTTGATCAGCTTACCTTGGTTTTCAGTCTTAGGGACGATACCAGAGGTTGCCTTCTTAGAAGCGCCCTTGTAGGTAGGCTCTGCTGCCTTACGTGATCTTGCTTTGGGCTTTGCTTTCTGTTGCATACTGTGGCTCCTATTAAATGTAATAAAGGGAAGCGCCTCTCGGTGCCTCCCTTAAGTGTATCATACTTTTAACTAGCTTGTCAAGCTTGTTGGTGTCAGACGGTAGTAATGTACCTCGTTATTGTACTCTTGGACATTCCGAACTCGCGACCCAAGGCTCTTGACCCGAAGGTACGGCTGCCTTTTATGTATACAGAACGAATGTAACGCACTTGGTCCTCTGGTAAGATGAAGCGGCCTTTCCTACTTGTGAGAAGTCCGGTTTGAGACGCGTGGACCATATTCTCTGAACGAGTTACCCACTCCAAGTTACTAACAGAGTTGTTTCTCTTATCACCGTCTATGTGGTTGACCTCTGGTTTGAGGTCTGGGTTTGGGAGGAAGGTCAGTGCAACAAGTCTATGCAACTTGAAGCACATGTGCTTACCCTTCCGGCCCCCTACCTTAGTTGCGCAGGTAACATACCCCTGTCTATTGGTATGTAACTTCAGTTCTTTGTTTGTTCTCTTACTGAACAAGTCCCCTTCAGAGGATACTGAAAACAAGTCTTCGTAGTCCTTTACATCTCGGTATTCCATACTAAACTCCTTTCGTTTGTATTGTTGTCAGACGGTGGAATCGAGCCACCCAGTAACGGTGCTACTGACGCCTAGTGTAGCTGTGTTACTGGCAAACCTGCTCTGACATCCGGTCACTCACAAGTACGTAGACCTGTGTTGACGTCGTAGTAACATGCAGCACCGAAGTCACCCTCGTCTACGAAGTCACTGTTGTCCTTGTCTTCTGCCTCAGGTGCTACGTCCTCAGAGGCGGACGCATTCAAGATACCGTACCGCTTACCTGAAGCACGGAAGGTTGTGCAACCTGATGCACCCCCGTCGTACGCTGCCATGTATACGTCCTTGAACTCAGCCCAAGTAACGTCATCTCCAACGTTACAAGTCTTAGAGCAAGCACTGTCTACATACCGAGACGCTAGGTTCAAGACCTTAACGTGTGCCATCACTGGTAGATCATCAGCTTTACACCCTTTGACACCAAAGACACGATATCCATAGTCATCAACACGCTCTACCCGTGGACCGTCGAAGGTCTGGATAGTCCGGTCGAAGCCGTAGGAGAACACTGGCTCAATGCCAGAGGACACGTTGTCAGCTGATAGGCTGATGGTCCCTGTTGGTGCTACACTAAGCAAGTGGCTGTTACGGATACCATAGCGAGAGATAGAATCGCGGATGTGCGTTGGCAGTGTCTTAGCGAAGTCGCTATCAAGGAACTCCTCACGGTACAGTGGGAAAGGACCCTTCTCCATAGACAGTGACACAGAGGTTAGGTAGCAGGTGTCACGGATAGTCTTCATAATCTCCTCAAGGACGTTGAGGAACATAGGTGAACCGTACTCATGACCCAGCGCTTCGATAGCATTAGCTACGCCTGTGACACCAAGACCCATACGACGCTTAGACTTAGCTTCCAGCTCCTGTGCTTCGAGGGGATAGATGGCGCGGTCAACTACGTTATCCATTGCTCGTACTACAGCTGGGATATCGTGCTTGAGCTTCGCGTAGTCGAACGAGTAGGTGCCGTCACGTCCGTAGATGTACTTGACCAGATTGAAGCTACCCAAGAGACATGCACCGTTAGGTGGCAGAGGCTGCTCACCGCATGGGTTTGTAGCTGCAATAGTCTCGCAGTAGTGGAGGTTGTTCTTCTTGTTGATACGGTCGATGAACAAGATGCCTGGCTCAGCCCAATCCCATGTACTACGAAGGATGTCATCCCAGAGGGCACGAGCATTGATGGTGTCGTACACGCGACCTTCAAAGGTTAGGTCAAAGGTTGTGTCATCTTTAACAGCAGTCATGAATGCATCAGTAACACCAACAGACAGGTTGAACTGGGTCAGTGTTGTTGAGTTGTTCTTGATACGAATGAACTCAGCGATGTCTGGGTGATCTACCCGCAGCACACCCATCTGAGCGCCCCTACGGTGGCCAGCAGAGCTGATAGTCTTGCATACTGCGTCAAAGATACCCATGAAGCTCAGAGGGCCGCTAGAGCGGCTGTCTAGGCCTTTGATGAGGGCACCTGATGGACGTAGTGTAGAGAAGTCGTAACCGATACCACCTCCAAGCTGCATAGTCTTAGCAGCCTGTTGAGCAGCGAGCATGATGCCTTCCATGCTGTCTGGGATCGTCATGGACACAAAGCAGTTGTACGGTGTGACTCGACGTGGTGCGCCCATAGCGGACTGTACTCGCCCAGCTGGCATGAAGCGCATGTCGTATAGGATGTCACGGAACTCTTCGAAGTGAGAGTCATCGTCTTGGAGAGAACCAGCTACTCGTGTCATAGCTGCCTTGAAGCTCTCACCCTTAGAGCGGTACTTCATCTGGTGGATTTCTTCACTGATACCAATGGTTGGTCCGTAGTTATCTTCTGGTAGTGAGTTCTTAATCATGTAGTTAGTTCCTTATCAAATATCATCATCATCAGCATGTAGGTGTTGTTCTCAGGGTTAACGATTGTCACCACTCCCACCTAGTGTGCCGCGTTCTTCTCGGCTGTTTAACTTCTCAACATTCGTTTCTAATACATCATCCAAAGT